AACCCGAACGCGTCGTCTGCGTCGCTGACATGATAGGCACATTAAATTCTACAGCTAGACCTCTCAACTCTTCTGCAATGGCTTTGATATATGTATATGAATTGACCCCTCCACCAGGCTTGAATCTAGAGGATGCGCAGATATTGAGATAGTCAATAAAGATGATATCTGGTTTAAACGTGCGTTTTAGACTTAATTCGTTCAATAAAGACTTAAAATGACCGGTATGCGCAGAAGCAGTAGGGTATTCTTTAATAATCAGCTTACCTTGAAACTTATCGTTAACCTTCTTAATACGGCTTTCGAACATCTCTTTCGAGAGATTAGTTAACTGATCAATCTCAACGTTTAACAGATTAGAGTCAATACGCTCGGCAATTCTCTCTTCTGCCATCTCCATCGTAATATAGAGAACGTTTCTACCCTGTGCTAAGCATGCAGCAGCCATATGACACATGAAAAGAGACTTACCCACCCCAGTGCCAGCCAAACAAATATTAAGAGTCTTGTTAGGGATACCGCCATTTGTAATTTTGTTGAAATATGAAAGATCAAAAGGAATCCTAGACTCGATACTATGATAAAAATCAAAGCGATCAGAAGAATCGTCAAAGTAGTCATGGCCAACGGAAGAATCGAAGCAAACACCTAGCGCCTCCTGTAATAGTGAAGGTATGCCATCTTTGGCAACGTTCTTATCTCTACCCTCTAATACGCCAATAGATTGTAGGATAGCATTATAGACAGCTTTATCTTTACAAAACTTTTCAGTCTCGTCAGTAAGCCAATCCGTATTAGGTTCTTCATACTCTTTCAATTGCTGTAAGAGTATATTATTTTCTTTAAACTGCGCTTCAGGTAAACTTGCATTCAACAATGCGATACCTAGAGCTTCAACCGTAGGCGTTTTATTATACTTAGTAATAAAGTCACTGATAGTATTATATACGTTTCTTTCACTATCGTCTGTAAAGTAGGCTTCCTTTAGAAAAGGAAGTACCTTTCGCATATATGCATCATTGTGAACCAGGTTCCGCAGTATCGTTATTTCGAGTCTGTTCATAATTATCAATTGCTTCTCTTAGTACGTCGTTGAGGATAAGTTCAAGTGTAGCTTTAAACATATCACTTTGCAAGGCTTCTTCGGTAATGTCTTCAGGTCGATGTACCGTATGATAATCAAGTTTTAAATTACCATCAGGGCTTTCAGCAAATTCAACACTCTCAATCTGAATACTTACCCCGGAGAATTCACCGTCGATAATTTCTACGCCCCAGTCTTTTTCACCTACGAACCAGGGGCGGAATAAATCATTCCGTAGCATCTGCATACTCCTCGTCTATTTCTAGATCTGTTAAAATAGAACCATTAGCAACTTGATACGTCTCCTTCACCCAGTCGTGGAAGGACTTAGTAGTAAGAATCGGCATCCAGAACTCTTTTGTATCAGTATCTTTAATACGGAACTTTTTATCTTCGATCTCACCACTCTCTTTATCCACGCGTGAATACCAACCATTACTTGGCTTAACAACATGACCGGATTCTAGAGCCATATCTAACAAACCAGACCAACGACTGATACCGCCGTCATGCTTTACAGTAACCGGAATCTTAGACTTCTCTCTTACATACCGAGACTTCTCAACGTTAATAATAAAGTTATACCCTACAACTTCTGTACCGTCTTTTTCCTGCTGACGTCCAAGAATAAAGATATTATCGGCAGAGTAGTACGAACCAGTACCACCACCTACAACATCTTTAGAATACAACTCCATAGTCTTATACGTATGATTAACAACAATCATAGGAATATCTTTTAGAGATAGGTGAGGTGTAACCATTCTGAACAACGACTTAATCTGCTTTGCACGAGACATATCTGCAACGGACTTACCTTCTAAAGCATCCTCTACTTCTTTCTTAGAAGCAAGGTTACCAATCGAGTCAACAATAATGATCAGATGATCACTTCGCTCAATGCCTTCTAGCTGGGTCATAATATCGAACTTAAGCTGCTCGATATTAGTAAGAGGGGTATGAATAACTCGCTTAGAATCGATACCAAACGAATCGAAATAAGACTGCGGAGTACCGAACTCAGAATCATAAAACAACAAACACGAATCAGGGTACTTATCAAGATAGGACTTCGCCATCAATAACGAAAACGCAGTCTTAAAATGCTTCGAAGGCCCAGCCCACATAGTTAGACCAGGCGTTAAACCACCGTCTAGTTTACCCGATAGCGCAATATTAATTGCAGGTATCGAAGTAGGGATCATATCCTTCTTTTGAAAGAAAACAGAATCCGCCAGAATAGCGGAATCTTTAATAGTAGAATTTTTCTTAATCTTATCAAGTATTGACATATTTGCTCCTCAATATTAAATTATAACGTATTAGCATCATCTATGCAACACTTACGGGCACCATGTCTGTTTTGCATCACCATAATATTCTCTTGCAAATCCATTTTGGATAAGCATCATTCGCAAACTGTTACCGTCCAGAATAATATCACCTAAGATGCGACCACCAAATTTATCCCAATCCATAATTACAACCTGTCTCTTTTGAGCAGTTGCAACTGCATTCTTAGTAAAATCTGATGCTGCTTTACCTCGTGCATCTTCTGAGGGACATTGAGCGCGGAATCCTTTCTCAGGTGTATCTACGCCGAAGATACGTACAGCTAATTCCTTCTTAAGAGGAGCAGGTAGAAATGGTGCTGCAATTACAACTGTATCCCCGTCTGTAACTCTTACAATAGATGTGTCATACAATACACCGGGTTTTTGTTTTTGTGCAAATACGGGAGTACAAAGTAATACAATGGTAATAATACCGATAAGGTTTTTCATGAAAATAATCCTTCTAACGTTGCTTGTTCTCTAACCTGCCACCCAATGCAGCTCAGTAGAGAGTTTAATGGATCGAGAAACGATTTCTCGAACATCATATCATAATCAATATACTCACGCAGATTAAACTCTTCAGGTACTTCACCGGAGAACGTAATTACATGGGTACCTAACGGGTTTGGTTCCCGTAGATAAAGGAACTTGATCTTATCGCCTTCCTGAATTAGTTGATACTTCTTCTCTAAGTTATTACTTTCGATCAGATGATTATATATTAGTGCACCCCTCACATGAATAGGGGTACCTTTTCTAAAGATAGAATTAGAGTCGCTATATTCCTTTAACCCGTTAACACCTCGAGGAAAAGCAATATCTTCCGGTTGAAGTTTATTCCATTTAGACTCGAGATCGGCTACGAATGCTCTTAACGTTGCTTCATCTTTAGTTAACGCAATTCCTACCGCTTCTTTCAAAGCCTTACGTACAGGGGCAGGGGTAGATGATCTTACGATCTCCATACCCAGTACTTTCAGCTTTGGTGGGTCGTAGGTTACACCTTCGGAGTTATGAACGTTAACAGCATAACGCTTCTTAGCAATCCAAATACCCCGATCGGCAATAATCTCTCGCTTGAACTTAATCTTACGCTGATAGGTATTAAGATACTCTGAGAGGTCTTCACACGCATCATTGATAGTCGGTTCTATTTTTTGATTGCAGTACTTGTCGAGAACTTCGACAACTTCGCTTGCCGATTTGTCAGCCATATTCTTATTGACAAGATCGCCAAGGGTAATGTAGGTAGAATCAGTATCAGAATAGAAAGAGTAATCAATCCCATTTGTTTTACACTCCGAGTTAACAAACTCATTAAGTTTTTTAGCAACCGATCTAATTAATAGTTGACCGGTCATCGTGATACCCTCAGCAATTCGAATATCGTAATATCTAAAATATACGTTACCCATTGCACCGTAAAGCGAGTTCATTAAAATCTTAGCTGCCATCTGCTTGGAGTTAAGACTTGAGATCAACCCGAGGTATTTTTTATCTTTCGTTTCTTCGTACATACTCTGGGCTGCTAACATCTCTTTCTTAGCAACCTGGCGTGAAGTAAAGTAGAAGTCAATCAACTCAGGAAAGATACCTTTTTTATCTCGCGTAAAGCACTGACCGTTAGCAGTCATTGCCCAATCATTATCATGTGCTTCGGTCGTACTAACATCACGATCAATTAAACGTTGAATACTTCTCTCATCGTCAGCTAAGAATTTCTTACCGTCAACTAACGTCTCAGGAGACATATTCCACGTCATAATAATAGACGGATACAGAGAGGTAGCATCGAAGGACACGACCCAGTCATATTGCTTAGGTTTAGGTTCCTTAACATACGCACCCATAATCTGACGATCCATCGATGGATCAACACCAGGGGGATTATGAACAATAATATTCTGCTTGAGAAGTTTATTATAGAGAATACAGTCCCAAGTTCTTACAGATGAAAAGATATCGGTATAGTTACACTTTGCATCATAAGCCATCGTAAGAATAAGAGTAATGATTCGCATCTTATCTTCAAGACGGTCAACTAACTCTACGTCGCGAATATTATAATCAACGAATAAATCCCAGTCCTTCGTATAGAACTCTTTAAAGGTTAAATACGGATTCTTCAACTTCTGTTCACCTAACTCTTCCATAGCAACGGTATCGAGTTTATAATTCTCAACCATCTTATATGAGAACTTCTTATATAAGTCCATAAAGTCAAGAATAGAAATACCCTGCCAGTTATATGCTAACTGCGTACGACCTCTTGCGTAAGGAACTTCGTTAGTTGTAATTGTACCCCACGGTGAGCATTCATCCAAAGCTTTCTCACCCAGCACCTTAATAATACGAGACGAAAGATAAGCAATATCGAATAACTGACAATTCCAACCAGTTACAACGTCAGGGTAATCGCTTGAATGGAAGTCGATAAACTTCCGCAGTAGGTCGAACTCATCATTACACTTAACATATTCAGAATTAGACTTCTTACTCTTATACTCACCACAACCAAAGGTAGTCAGCTGCTTGGTATTAAAGTCCTGAACAGTAATCAGAGTAATCTGTTCCTGTGCATTGCGCACATCAGGAAACCCGTATTCGGTCGTCGTCTCGATATCGATCGTGACAATTTTCATTAACGAAATATCGAATTCAATAGTATCGGGGAATAATTTACTAATGAACTGATAACCGTAATTATGATTACCGAAGATAGGGAAGTTACTTACATCTTTGTAAGTCTTAACAAATTCTCTTGCTTCAGAGATAGATGAAAACTTAACCTTTTCAAGCCCCTCACCCC